TACCTGAACTATGTGGTTGAAGAGTGGATGCAAGAAAACCGCCTTGCGGTTTCTAACGGTCTCCGCACCGAAATCACCGAAGGTTTCATCGAGAAACTTCGCAGCGTGTTTGCCGAATCTTACATCGAGATTCCAGAAGAAAAACTTGATCTGTTTGAATCCACTGTTGAGGACTTTGAAAACCTCAAGGGCGAATTGGATGGTCAAGTAGAAAAGAACATGGAGATCAACGAAGAGAACGAGCAGTTACGCTGCGAACTTTTGTTCCGTGAAGTCGCCGAAGGCTTGACTGACACTGAAACTCAAAAACTCCGCAATCTTGCCGAGAGCGTTGAATTTGAATCAGTCGAGCAATTTGCCGAGAAACTCGCTGTTCTCCGTGAGAACATTGAAAATCTTGGCACACCAACAGAAACTGTCGAAGAGGAAACCATGGAAGAATCCTACGAAGCAGGCTCTGATGCATCACCACTCATGGAAGCGTATATCAACTCCATGAGCCGTAGCAAGGACTAAATTTTACTCAGTTTTTGAATTCACTTTCTAATAACAATTTCAGTCAATTTCGACTGTTAAACCCAAGGAGATACTAAGATGAAGAATGAAATGCTTACTGAACAAGCCCTACGCAAGTGGAAGCCTGTTCTTGATCACAGCGACATGGCTGCGATCACTGATCCACATCGTCGTGCGATCACCGCAACACTTTTGGAAAACCAAGAGCGTGCAATCAAGGAACAAAACCTGTACGAAGCCACTCCATCCAATGCGGTTGGTGGCGGTATGTCACCAGTTGTTGGTGGCGAAGGTAACATCAAGGGTTACGATCCGATTCTTATTCAATTGGTTCGCCGTGCAATGCCAAATTTGATGGCTTATGATATCTGTGGTGTGCAGGCTATGTCTGCTCCAACAGGTCTCATCTTCGCCATGCGAACGAAGTATAGTGCGACTGATGGTGCTCTTAATGCAGAAGCAATGTTTGACGAAGCGCAAGTTGCTTACTCTGGCGTGAATGCAGGCAACACCGCTTCTGGTGCGAACGCCACAACAGCAGCGGGTGGAACTTACGGTACTTTCTTGCTTGATCCGTTTGAAGGACTTCCAGGTCTTGATGCGGCTGGAGTTGGTATCACGACAGGTGCTGGTTTCAACACCACAACTGGCGAAGGTCTTTCTCCAAATCAAATGGGATTCAGTATTGAGCGTGTGGCTGTTGAAGCCAAGACTCGTTCTCTTGCTGCTTCTTATAGCGTTGAATTGGCGCAGGATCTCAAGGCTGTTCATGGTCTTGATGCGGAAACCGAACTCAGCAATATTCTCTCAACCGAGATTTTGGCTGAAATCAACCGTGAAGTGGTTCGTACCATCTATAAGACTGCCAAGTTGGGCGCACAGCAAACTGACTTGTATTACAAAACAATTGCTGGTGGTCTCAGTGCTTCAACTGCAGTTGGTGGCGTATACGATCTTATTCAAGACTCAGACGGTCGTTGGAGTGCGGAAAAGTTCCGTGGTCTAATGTTCCAAATTGAGCGTGAATGCAATCAGATCGCCAAGGATACTCGTCGTGGCAAGGGTAACTTCATCATCGTCTCAGCCGATGTTGCAAGTGCGCTCGCTATGGGTGGTTTCTTGAATGTGTCCCCAGCCCTCAATGTATCTTTGGATGTTGATGACACGGGTAACACTTTCGCAGGCACACTGAACGGCAAGATCAAGGTTTACATCGATCCATACATCAATACTACTTCCACAAGTGGTGCAAATTTTGTGTGTGTGGGTTACAAGGGTTCAAGCCCTTACGATGCAGGAGTCTTCTATTGCCCATATGTTCCGCTGCAAATGATGCGTGCTGTTGATACTGGCACTTTCCAACCCAAGATGGCATTCAAGACCCGCTACGGCATGGTTGCGAATCCATTTGCGGAAGGTACTGCAGTAGGCGGCGGTCGTCTTGCTGCTCGTGTAAACAAGTACTACCGCATCTTCCGTGTTGACAATCTTCACGGCGTTGCTTCGTAATACTTTACTAATAACAATAAAGATGGGGGAGAGGATCAAACCTCTCCCCTTTTCTTTTGCCCATTATAAATACTGGTGATGTCACAACCATATAATTTTACAAGTATCGAAGACGGTATTCTTGATCGCTATCCACAGCACATGAATCCGCTGTTGCCCACATACTACCGATTCACGCTGGCTCGTCTGCCCAAAGTCACCTACTTCTGTCAGAATGCCTCACTGCCGAGTGTAACCATGAGCGAAGTCGTCATGCCGACTCCGTTCATGCAGATCAAGCGTCCTTCCAAGATGGATTTTGATGAACTCGGCATTGGCTTTGTAGTGGACGAGAGCATGGGTAATTGGTTGGAAATATTCAATTGGATGCGGTCGGTGACTAATGTGGAGGACTATAAGGAATTTCGTCCTCCGAACACGCATGTCTGCACAGCAAATCTTATCATTCTGAATTCCACCAAGAATCCCAAAATCAATGTGACATTTCATGATATTTTTCCAAAGAGTTTGAGTTCCATAGATTTCACATCCACGGTGATGGATCCTGAGCCGTTTGTTGCCAATGCCACATTCTCGTATCGCTCATACGACATTGAAATATTGTAATATTTTATTTTGATAGTTTGGCTTGACAGAATCTGATTATCGTGTATACTCCGTGTGGAGATTTTGCCATGACATTAGACGAAATAAGAAAAGAACTGCAACGAGACACCACAGTGGACGGCACAATGCTGGATTTGGAATCGCTAAAGATTCCACAACTTCACGGCAAGTACCTGAATTTTCTCACGGATGAACGCCTAGCCCTTGCCAAGCAAGAAGCCGAAGCCTCTGTTGTGCTTCGTGACAAGTGGGAATATTACACAGGCAAGATGAGCGAAGATCAGATGCGCTCACGAGGATGGGAACCGTTCGCTCTGAAAATTCTACGAAACGATTTGGACATATATTTGAATTCAGATGCTGATATTACGAAAAGCCGTCAGCGTGTTCTGTTTCAAAAAGAAAAAATCTCACTCTTGGAAGAGATTGTGCGTGAACTCAATAATCGTCATTGGAAGATTCGTAATGCCATCGAATGGCGTAGGTTTGTGAACGGACAATAACTTTAGGTTCTATAATGCTAAAAATAAATGATATATTATTTTGGAGAAAGCCAAAACAAAAAGAGCAGCAAAAGTGCCACATCATATTAGATTGCTCGGCTCTATTAGAATCTGATCCAGAGAACGAGGATCGTGATGGTATTTTTCTTCGAGATGCATGGAATATGGCTGCTCAACACAGCACTGATCCAAACACGCAGGTCGCCGCTGCATTGGTTACATGGCATAGTGGCATTGTATTGGCAGCATGGAACGAGGTTCCACCCGAACTAGAGGGAAAAGGATATCCCAAGTGTTTGAACACAAAGAATCTGTCCACAGAACACGCCGAGCGCAGAGTTTTATATAAAGCAGTTAATAACGGAATAGATACGCAAGGCTTGCAGTTGTATGGAACATGGATTGGATGTGCCGACTGCTGTCGCACTATTATACAATTAGGCATCAAGCGGGTGGTTACATTTCAGAGATTGCTTGAACGCACACCGCCAAAATGGCATGACTCGGTACAACACGGTATACAAATGATGCGAGACAGCGGCATTCAAGTGATTGGATGGACAGGCGTGATACATTCACAACACAAGATTCGTTTTGGTGGAGAACTCTTGGGCGTAGAGGATTTGCTGTAATGGTTGATCTTGATGTAAGCATCGTGAACTCGGTTTATTTGCGTGTACAATGCGAACGAGGAATTGCCAGAGAACTATCAGATTTCTTTTCATTCAAAGTTCCAGGATACAAGTATATGACTGCATATCGTAGTCGTATGTGGGACGGAGAGATTCGTCTTTATAATGTTCATACTCAGGAAATATATGCTGGACTTGGAGATTATCTTGTAAAGTTTGCCGCAGAGCGTGGTTATACTATCATGATGCCCACCGAGAATGCTTTCCGAACCACTCCCGAAGCCGTTCGACAGTTTGTGGAAGATTTTCTACAGGTGTGTGTGAACGGTGAGAAAGCCGTGGCTCATGCTCATCAAATCAATGCTATTCATCATGCCATGCAAGCCGAGCGATGCTTGCTGTTATCGCCCACGGGCTCCGGTAAGAGTCTTATCATTTACGCACTGTTACGATACTACTTGGACAAGATTCCAAAAGACAAGCGGATTCTCGTTATTGTTCCAACCATTTCTCTTGTACAACAGATGTATTCAGACTTTGTGGATTACTCGCACGACAACAAATGGCAAGTGAATCAAAACTGCCATAAAATTACAGCAGGTGTCAGCAAACAGACAGACAAGCGTGTGGTTATTTCGACTTGGCAGTCGCTGTTCAGACAAACTGAAAAGTACTTTGAACAATTCGGCGCAGTGGTGGGCGACGAGTCGCATCTGTTTAAAGCCAAATCGCTTGCAGGAATCATGACAAAATTAAAGACTTGTCCGTTTCGTGTGGGTACAACAGGAACATTAGACGGCACTCAAACACATCGCTTGGTGTTGGAAGGATTGTTTGGTCGGGCTTATGAAGTTACTAAAACCAAAGAACTCATAGAAAAGAAGATTCTGAGTGATCTACGAATAGATTGTCTGCAACTTCGTTATCCGAGTCTTAATTGCGAAGAAATCAAACGAGCAAAATATCAGGATGAAATAAAATGGTTGATTGGTTCTCCGCTTCGCAACAAGTTTATCGCCGATCTGTGTGGTCGCTTGAAAGGCAACACATTAGTATTATTTCAATTCGTCGAAGGACACGGAGCAGAACTACATAAATTAGTGAACAAGAGTGTTGACTCTGCTCGTAAAGTTTTTTTCGTACACGGAGGAACAGAAGCAGGAGAACGAGAAGATATTCGGAAAATAGTAGAGACTGAAGAGAATGCTATTATTATTGCTTCGTATGGAGTATTTTCTACAGGAATTTCAATTCGCCGCCTTCATAATATTGTTTTCGCTTCACCATCAAAATCAAGAATACGAGTACTACAAAGTATTGGACGACAGTTGCGTGTATCTGAACATAAAACAATGGCACGATTATATGATATTGGGGACGATCTTTCGTGGAAGACTTGGACAAATCACACTCTTCGCCACATGAAGGAACGATTGAAACTTTATGAATCTGAGGGATTCGATTACAGACTGATAAAGATAGATATAGGAGGAGAAAGATGAGAGCCAAGAAGTCACAACTCAGAGTCTTGAAATTACGCAGCGGTGAGGAAATCATCGGCATTGTTTCTGCCAAGCCACGAGGCAAGATCACAATGTCTCGCCCAATGAAAATTAATGCGTCCATTATTACAGATCCGTTCACAGGACTGAAAAAGAGCGTGATATTCTTTTCGGATTGGTTGGACGGCGCAACCGAACTAGAAGTAGATATTCCAACCGATTTTATACTGATGGATTTGACTCCCGATCCCGACATGGAAAAATTATACTCAACGCAGTCGGAAGGCTCAGACACACCCACGGCAACCGATTCCAAAACCGCATTCGCAGACATGAAGCCTCCGACTACTGAAGAATTAAAAAAATTGGATCTACTCATGCAATCTTTGGGATTTCCATGTGATGATCCGTTTTCGGGCAAAGGAGTTTCTTCAACACCGCCTCCACCATCGTCCTTGTTTCCACCCAAGAGTAAGGGTATTATATTCAGTATATCGATTCCACAAGACATAATGAATCAGTGGATGGAAGACGGTGTTCTTGAGTATTTGAAAGAATGCATGGAAGATTTCATGGATCCTGAGATGTTTGGCATGGCAAAACCAAAAAAGAAGACTCCTGCAACTCCGAAACGAGAAAAGACTTCAAAAACAAATTGGAAGCCACCAACAACAGATCAAACCAAAACACCGAATCATGGAAACAAGTATACTGATTGGTCTCCGTTTCTGAGCGATTATGTTGACGGCAAGACTGGTGACAATCTGAATACTGAAGACTGTGCCTGATTGACAAATTCGTAATGTATGGTATTATACGCTTTGAAAGGTGAACTACACAATGGCTAAAGATAAAAAGATTGATCACTATATCGACAATAAACGATTCTTCACGGAGATTTCAGCATGGAAGGTTTTGGTTGATGCGGCTGACGCTGTTGATGCCAAGCACCCACCTATTACAACCTATATCGGTGAATGTTTCATGGCAATCGCCGAACGATTGTCACGCAAACCAAACTTTATTAATTATCCGTATCGTGACGAAATGATCTCGGATGGTATTGAGAACTGTTTGCTGTATGCGTACAACTTTGATCCTAAAAAATCAAGCAATCCGTTCTCGTATTTCACACAGATTATTTATTATGCATTCCTGCGCCGCATCTCAAAAGAAAAAAAGCAGGCGTATATCAAACTCAAAAAGATTGAGAACTCGGATTTGGATTCCACCACGAAGCGATGGTTTCGTGAGAATTATTTGGGTGGTCGAGACAAGCCTGTCGTGCTTACCGAAACTGATATTAATAACTTTGAGAAAAAACCTGATGAACCTGTAGTGGTCGCCAAGACGGCGAAACCAAAAAGCAAAACTAAAACCAAGACTAATAGTATAAAGAAGAAGTCTGTTAAAGTTAAAAGTATTACTTCCGATAACCCTCGGAAATCAAATATTAGAAAATCTCGCTAAGTACTTGATTATTTGAAAATCTTTGGTATATTATAGTTGACTCTTATGATACATGCCACCCACTACGAGACTGACCAATGCGCTTAGTTATTCTGACGGATTCACATTTCGGCGCACGAAACGATTCGCCGCTGTTCTTGGAACACTTCATGCGGTTTTATGATCGTGTGTTCTTCCCCTACATTGAAACTCATGCCATCACAGATATTCTGCATCTTGGAGATTTCCTTGACCGCCGAAAGTATGTGAACTTTTCCACACTTGCCGCTGTTCAAAGCGGCTTTGTGAAGCGATTGGAAGCATCAGGCGCACAGATGCATTGCATCTTGGGAAACCATGATATCTTCTATAAGAATACAAGCACCGTGAACTCGTTGCGGGAATGCTTCTCCGACAAGTTCACAGTCTATGAAAAGCCAACTCTGAAATCGTTTGATGGACGAGAGATTGCGCTGTTGCCGTGGATCAATAAAGAAAACGAAGCCGAGTCATTGGAGTTTGTTCGCACGGTTCCAACAGATATTCTGTGTGGACATCTTGAATTGAGCGGATTCAATGTGTTGCGAAACACACCGTTTGAGGGCGGCATGAATCCCGATATATTCAAGCGGTTCTCAGCAGTCTACTCAGGACACTTTCATTCACGCCACAGCAGAGACAATATACACTACTTGGGTTGTCCTTATCAGATCACGATGAATGATTACGGAGAGAAAAAAGGCTTCCATGTTCTTGACACCGACACAGGTGACTTGGAGTTTATTCATAATCCGTATACTATCTTCACACAGATACGATACAATGATACGGATGCGGATGCCGCCAAGCCTATCACGGCAGAAGAGGCTCAAATCAAGCACAAGTTTGTGCGAATCATCGTGGAAGCCAAAACCAAGCCGTATCTGTTTGAGCGGTTTATAGATTCTTTGTATGCTCATCAGCCACATTCCGTCACAGTGATCGAGGATCTGAGTCCCGATACCACTAACGCAGACGAGCAGGTTGATCTGAGCGAAGATACTATCACAATTATCAACAGGGAAATTGATGGACTACAGAATGTGGACGGTGCAAAATTAAAAGCATTGCTGCGTGATCTGTACACCGAAACACAGGCTTTGGAAAATACAAAACAACAATGATACAGTTTTCAAAAATTAGATGGAAGAATCTGCTTAGTACAGGCAACTTGTTCAACGAGGTGATTTTAGACAAGTCTCCCACCACACTTATTTCGGGTGAAAATGGAGCAGGCAAAACAACGCTTTTAGATGCGCTTACATTTGTGCTGTACGGAAAGCCGTACCGTGGAGTGAATCTACAGCAATTAGTCAATTCTATTAATGCCAAAGACTGTGTGGTAGAAATTGAGTTCAGTTCAAACGGAAACTCTTACAAGATTGTTCGTGGCTTGGCTCCCCGAATCTTTTCCATGGAGATGAATGGTGTGCCTGTGGAACACACAGCCACAGTGAAAGACTATCAAACCATTTTGGAAACCCAAGTTCTCAGAATGAACTACAAGACATTTTGTCAGGTGGTCATATTGGGTTCAACAAACTATATTCCTTTCATGCGCTTGGGAGCGGGTGATCGCAGAAACATTGTGGAGAATCTGTTGGATATTGATGTGTTCTCCAAGATGAACGATCTGCTGAAGTCTCGCTTGCAAACCGCAAAAGAAACGCTGCGTAGTGTGGAAGTAGACATTTCCACGCTTGAGTTGAAGCAGGAACATAAACGAGACTTGATCCGAAAGATTGAGGAGAAGTCGGATTCGCAGTTAGAGTCGTACCGAACACAAGAAGATGCCGAGCAGCAAACCATGGACGCATTGCTAGAACAGCGCAATGGCTTGCAGCGTGAAATTATAGAATTATCGAAATCCATTCTGACGCTTGAAAAAGATCGTGAAGTCATCACACAGACGAGCGCATTGCGTCGTCAGATGACATCAGGAATCAAGAAAGCGCAAGAGGACATGTCATTCTATACAGATCACACAGATTGTCCTGTATGTCATCAAGATATTCCACAAGATTTCCGTGATGAAATGGTGGGAAAGAAACAGTCACGCATTGATGAACTACAGACAGCCCTCACTAAGATTGAGGAGATGTCTGAAAGCAAACGCAAAACTGTGGAAGAGCAAACCAAAGTAGCAGGTCATATCGCACTGAAAGAAAAAGCAGTAAATAAAATTGATTCTCAGTTGGAGAGTGGCAAACGATATGTGAAGCAGTTGCGGGAACTACGAACCAAGACTATCACAGAGCGGGACGGAATAGAGATTGAGAAAACTGCACTCACAGAGATCGAGTCAGCCCACACCGCCAAAGAATCGGAACGCAAAACGGAAGTGGAAGATATTCACACCATGGAAATTGCAACAGTTCTATTGAAGGACAGCGGAATCAAACGCAAGATTATCAAGAAGTATATTCCTGCCTTGAACAAGATTATCAACAAGTATCTCATCTCTATGGATTTCTTTGCACAGTTCACACTGAACGAGGACTTCAACGAGATCATCAAGAGCCGTCACCGTGACGAATTCTCATATGATAACTTTAGCGAAGGCGAAAAACTACGAATCGACTTGTCGCTGCTGTTGGCTTGGCGGGACATTGCCAAGATGAAGAACTCGGCTTCCACAAATCTTTTGATTTTGGATGAAGTGTTTGATTCGTCATTGGATGCAGTCGGCACAGAAGAAGTCATCAAGATTCTACAGAATATGGGTGTGGCAAACAATATATTCGTGATTAGTCACAAGTCGGATCAGTTATTGGACAAGTTCACAAACATTCTAACATTCAAAAAGGTAAACAACTTTAGTCGTTTAAACACACCATGAGCAGAAAACTATCCAAAGAAAAAGTACAAAACATTCTTAACGGTGGGGCAGAGCCTGTGTTCACCGCCGAGGACATGGCAACAGACGAAAGCAAGTCTCGTGCATTGGATCGTGGCATGTATTGGTACAGGCAGTCGTTTTCTCCAAACACGGCAAAAGAGTGGATCTCTGATTGGTTTGTGGCGAAGGGCAGAGATGATGAGGCTCAGATTGTGGGTCGGGCAGGAAAACAGCATCTGCGCTTGGTTGTGCCGTATTGTCGCATGGAAAGCAGAGGCTTTCAGTTCTCCACAGAACAACAGGCTACCATTGAAAATTATATCAAAGATCTTGTGAGTGACGCACGACAACACGCTCCCGCCGAAGCATCGGTTTCAAATATTCAAGAGCGTATCCGAGCCAAAGCGGATGAACTGCTTGGCGAACTAGAAGTTCTCTTGGACGAGACCTTTACCGAGATCTCAGGCAGCCGCTATAAGCCTGTTATAGCCTCTTGGATCGCTTCCAAGCCTATGAACCGTCCAACGGCATTGTTTGTGCGTCAAAGACTGGATTCGTTGCGAAAAGAGATGGTTGAAGCGTACCATAAAACCGATCCCGATTTGGCAGAAGGCTACTCATATTTGAAAAAGCCTGCTATGGGCAAACTCATAAAGATATTAGAAGAATCAATATCAGGGTTGAATTTAAAAATTAATAGTATCAGTTCCACCCGAAAACCACGCAAGCGTAAAACTATAAGTCCCGAAGTCTTGGTGAAGCGATTAAAATATTCAGATAAAAACTCCGAGTTGGGCTTGACTTCTGTTGATCCTCGTGGTATAGTGGGATCTCAAGGACTTGTCATGTTCAACACGAAAAACAAACGAGCAACAGTGTACACCGCCGCAGAACCAAAGGTGGGTCTGAGTGTGAAGGGTTCCACTGTTACAGGTTGGTGCAAGGCTCAATCTGTTGAACGAACGGTTCGCAAGCCAAAGCAACTGTTTGCAGCAAAGCGTACATTCGCAGGAACACTCAAAGCGGTTCAATCTCTCACCACAAAAACACTTACACCCACAGGAAGGGTCAACAAGCACTGTGTGCTTGTACAGGTAGCCTAACATGATTCTCGTTGACAATTCACAAGTCATAATGTCGTCTCTGTTTGCTCAAAGAGACTTGAACTTTACGGATGAGAATCTGATTCGCCACATGGTGCTGAATTGTTACCGCAATTATCGTAACAAGTTTGGTCGGGAGTACGGAGAGTTGGTGCTGTGCCAAGAAGGACACGGCGACACAATGTCTTGGCGGCGGCAGTTTTTCCCGCTGTACAAGGCGGCTCGTCGTGAAGGCAGAAAAGAGAATCCTGATATGTGGCGGCGATTCTATGAAATCATGGATACTGTTCGCACCGAAGTTGCCGAAACATTTCCGTACAAGAATATTTCTGTGCCGGGCTGTGAAGCCGATGATGTGATTGCTGTGTTGGCTCGCACATTCCATTCGGAAGAAAAGATCATGATTCTGAGTGGCGACAAAGACTTTGGACAACTGCAGGTTTATCCTAATATCAAGCAGTATTCGCCGCTACAAAAGAAGTTTATAACTGTGGATAATCCCAAGAGTTTCCTGTTTGAGCATATTGTTCGTGGCGATTCCTCGGACGGTGTTCCAAACATTCTGTCAGACGATGACGCTTTTGTGGCAGACGGCAAGCGACAAAAGGCTGTGACACAAAAGCGGTTACAAGAGTTTCAGCAAGCATGGGCAGACACAGGAGCGGTTCCTGAGTCGGTTCAAGCACGATGGAATAGGAACGAGGTTCTTATTTCACACCTGTGTATTCCTCAAGAGTATCAAGAACTCATTCTTGCGGAATGGAACAAGCCGTTTACTCCGAACCGATCCAAGATTTTGAATTATATGATTGGCAGAGGAATGCGGAATCTTATTTCAGATATTGGAGATTTTTGATGGCACGGTCAGATTCAGGACAATGGGAAGATTGGGATCGTTCGGCTAAGAAGGCTCGCAAAACATTTGCTAATAAGAAGCAAAGAGGACGGCGAAACCAAGACAAGACTTATTTGCGTAATGTGGTTGATGATTTGAGATTGGAACAACAAAAGGAGTCATATAATGACAACAACAGCAGTGAAGAGTGACAGTATCAAGATTTCCAAGCGGACGCTGGACATCCTAAAGAATTTTGCGTCTATTAATTCGGGTATTCTTGTGAATGAAGGTAATACTATCAGTACGCTTTCATCCACCAAGACCATTTTGGCAGAAGCAAAGGTGGACGAGCAGTTCACCCGACAATTTGCGCTGTGGGACTTGAACAAGTTTCTTGGCACGGTGTCACTGTTCAAAGATCCTGAGTTTATTTTTGATCAAAATTATATCACTATCAAATCAGCAAACTCAAGTCTGCGGTATTACTATTGTGATCCGAAATTGGTTTCATCCACCAGCAAGAAGATTACAATGCCAAAGCCCGCAGTTTCTTTTGAATTGCGAAGCCGAGATTTTGCAGAAATTCTCAAGGCTGCTTCGGTACTGCAAGTACAAAATCTGTGTGTACAGCCTTCAGAAGACGGCAAGCATATTGAGATTGTGGCACGAGACAAGAGCGATGTGACTTCCAATCAGTTTTCGTTGACTGTGGGTGATCACAACGGCACAGGCAATTTTGAGTTCATCTTTGATGTTGAGAATCTCAAGATTCTGTCGGGTGATTATCAGGTGGATATTTCTGAGAAGGTTGTAAGCAAGTTTACAAACAAGAACGAGCCGTTGACTTATTGGATTGCACTCCATGCTGATTCCTCGTACACTGCTTGAAAGGTCTAATGCAAGTAAATGAAGCCATGAAGGGTTTGTGGGTTGAGCGGTATCGTCCGCAACGAGTGGAAGACTGTATTCTTCCAACAAATACTCAGGAAGCATTCGGGCAGATGGTGCAACACAAAGAACCACAGAATCTTCTTCTGTCAGGAGGAGCAGGATGTGGTAAAACTTCGGTTGCCAAAGCGTTGTGTCTTGATCTTGGATGCGATTGGTTGATGGTGAACTGTTCGGAAGACGGCAACATTGACACGCTTCGCACCAAGATCAGGCAGTTCGCATCCACTGTTTCTCTCACGGACGGAGTAAAGAAAGTTGTAATTCTTGACGAGTTTGACTATTCAAATGCTCAGTCTACTCAACCCGCCCTTCGTGGTTTTATCGAGGAGTTTGCAGGCAACTGTCGTTTCATTCTGACTTGTAATTTCAAGAACAGGGTGATCGAGCCGTTGCACTCTCGATGTACTTGTATTGATTTCCGTATTCCACAAAAGGAAAAGGCTAAACTAGCAGTTCGGTTTTTGAAACGAGCCGAGGATATTTTAAAGCGGGAAGGCATTGAATACGATCAAAAGGTCGTGGCTCAAATTGTGAGCAAGTACTTTCCCGACTTTCGTCGCACTTTGAACGAACTGCAACGGTATTCGGCGTGTGGCAAGATTGATGTGGGTATTTTGAATTCGCTTGCCGATGTTCAGATCAAGGAATTGGTTGCCGCCATGAAGAGTAAAGACTTTGCAGGTGTTCGTAAATGGGTGGTGGACAACTTGGACAATGATTCAACTCGTATATTTCGGGCTGTCTATGACGGATTATATGAGTCCATGGAAGGCGGTTCTATTCCGCAAGCCATTTTGGTTCTTGCCGAGTACCAATACAAGGCTGCTTTTGCAGCCGATGCCGAGATCAATCTGACAGCGTGTATGGTTCAACTCATGATGGAGTGTAAATTCCGATGAGTCTTGGACTTACAGATTATTTGAAAGCCATCAATGAAACCAAAGAGCCGTTGATGAACGAGCCTGAGTGGGGCAAGAGCGGATATCCTCCGTTTGTGGTGAATCGGTGTCTTTCGTACTTCCCTGACACTCTTTTTGTTGTGAACGAGATGAATATACGAGGACACATTGATCCCAAGATGCACTTTGATTTTTTGGTTGGCGCAATCCGCAAGCGTAAACGATTCTCTAAGTGGCTCAAGCGTGAGACAGACGAGCGAGTACAAGCACTCATAGAATACTACGGATTCTCTGCCAAGAAGGCAAGAGAAGCCTTGAGTGTACTCACAGAGCAGCAGGTTGCCGAGATTGTTCGGTTGATGAGCCGAGGTGGAAAGGCGTAAACATCTAAATACTTCCGTGCTGTATTCATTAAACAAGTGGAGTAGTCATGGAACAACCGAACGAACGCTATATTGATATTGAACCCAAAGACCTTTTAGAAGTAACGATAGACAAGCCTGATGACTTCTTGAAGGTTCGTGAAACGCTGACTCGTATAGGTGTATCATCCCGAACAGAAAAAAAACTGTGGCAATCCTGCCATATATTACATAAACGAGGAAAATATTACATTGTGCACTTTAAAGAAATGTTTGCATTGGACGGTCTGCCAACTTCCATTGATGCCGAAGATATTGGTCGCCGAAATACAATCGCTTGCTTGTTGGAAGAATGGGGTCTGCTCAAGATTGTGGACAAGACGAAGATTGTAGAAAAGATGCTGTTAAATAAAATAAAGATTCTTCCACACAAAGAGAAGGGTGATTGGGAATTGTTGCCTAAATATCATATTGGACGGAGTAAACCTGGGCAGAAGCCCACTGAAGATTGAAATAGGAGATTTATATTATGAGCCGACTTGTGATCAAGTTCCCAACAAGGAACAGACCTGATAAATTTAAAACCGTGTTCAGCAAGTACATGTCGTTCCTGAGTGGACGGCATGATGTGCGTTTTGTTGTAAGCATGGACGAAAATGATGCAACCATGAACACGCCTGAGATGCGAGAATGGTTTGAAACTCGCCGCCGCAACGCAGACATCAAGTACTGCTACGGTCACTCTAAAACCAAGATTCAAGCCTGCAATGCGGACATGGCGGGAGAACACGGCGATGTTCTGATGTTGGCTTCTGACGACATGGTTCCGCAACTCATGAGTTACGACGAAATTATTTTTGGTGGCTTCAAGCAATGCTTTCCAGATTTCAACGGAGCCATCAAATTTTGGGATGGATTGCGTCCGAAAGAAGATCCGTTAATGACACTCACAGTGATGGGATTTCCGCTATACAAGCAGTTTGGGTACATTTACAATC